GAATCGATTGAGTATGACGGTATGGATCAGGTTAAGAATACATGGGGCAGAGTTGAAACCTACGGCGGAAAGCTCGTCGAAAACATCGTGCAAGCTGTTGCAAGAGATTGCTTAGCCGCATCAATGTTACGGCTTTCTAAAGCAGGGTACAAAATTGTAGCCCATATCCACGACGAAGTGGTTATCGAAGCGCCTATAGGCGAAGGCAGTTTAGAAGAAGTAATAGATATAATGTGTGAACCGGAGCCCTGGAATGAGGGCCTCATATTAAACGCAGCAGGGTTTGAGAACCCTTACTACATGAAGGATTAGGAGGACAATTCTTATGAAACTCTCAAAACAACAAA